TCACTTCTCTGTCTCCGCGTTGACCGAGGCTGGCGCTGACGCGGCGAAGATCGGCGTCGAGGTCGCGGCGCGAAGACCGATCATGACGATGCCGATGAGGGTCGCGGCGTTGGGCGACAGGCCTAACGTCTTGACGAAATCGAAGCTCGAGACGAAGCTGATCGCCTGGGGAAGCACGGCGAGGCCGAGGCCCACCGCGAAGGTCTTAAAGCCAGAAAACATGAAATCACCTCGGGGAAGCCGCCGGGACGAGGACGCGCGCCGGCCTGACGGCGGCGGAAAAGCCGCGCGCGTGTTTGATTGTTCCGTGATTTGAGTTGGCGTGGTAGCGGCGGTCAGGCCGGGCGAATCCACGCCACGACCGCGCGGACATCGTAGCGCGAGTACTGAACGACGTGGTTTTGGTTGCCGCCGAGGCCGATGAAACCATCGGCGCCGGCGAAGTTGACGAAGAACGTGATATGCCCGCGCATGACCGCGAGATCGCCGGCGCGCGGCGTCGCGACGCGCGCTCCGGCGGCGAGCCCGTCGAGCGCGAGGCGGCCGGGCAACGCGCGATGACCGGTCCGGCGCAAGACGAAGGATACGAAATCGGCGCACCACGGCCCGGCGGTTCCGGTCGGGTTGCCGCCGCCGAGCCAACGCGCCGCCTCGGCGAGAGTATCGATCACGCCGCCGCCGGGACGCGGCTGATCGGCCTCCGCCGGCTTGAAGACGCAGAGGAATAGGAGGGCGAGCAGCGCCGGCGCCGCGATGGAACGCGGCGCGGGTCCCTCGCGGCATCGAAAGGAAACGACACGGGCGCGCGCGACCGCGCCCCGCCGCGGGCGAGGTTTTGTCATGGCCGATCCCTCTGGGAGATTTATTGTTCGCGTTGCCAGGCCGCGGCCGTCGCGTCCCATCTGACGCGCACGCCCGTATTCGCGGCGAGCGGCGAGCCGTTGGTCCAGCCGGCGACGCCCGGCGAGAAGGTCAGCGCGGTCACCGCGCCCGCGTAGTTGACGAACTGGATCGGCTGGCCGTCGGCGAGGGCGGCGGGGAGCGTCACCGTCGCGGCGCTCACCGTTCCCGATTGCGTGAAGCGCACGAGATCACAGTTGGCGGGAACCGTGTAGCCCGCCGTGGTCAACGTGTAGCGAACGCCTGTCGCGTCGATCAGCGCGCCCGAATGGGTGACAGGCGACCCGGAACTCCCCGCGATCCCCATCGTCACGCCGCCGGCCAGATTGATGAGGTTGGACGCGAGAGACGCCGTGACGGGTCCGCCGTTCGAAGACGTCGCTTGGAACGTGGGAGAGAACCCGACCGTGGGGGCGGTCGTATAGCCGACGCCACCAGCGATCACATTGATAGTCGATTTCAATCCCCCGCCACTGTTCGAAAGCGCCCAGACGACATTGATGTAGCCACCAGATGAGGGAAGAGTAGGAAGCGTCGTGCAAGTCGAGGATTGCTTTGACAAAGCGGTGGCGGAAGACCACGGCTTCGCCCAGAGATAAGCGTTGTTCGCGGTGGAACTGTAAGTATAGGTCGCCACGGCGCCGCCGCTCACCGTGTTGATGGTGTAGAGGCCGTTGCCCCCGCCCAGCACACCGCCTCCGGATTGCGGGTCGATCAAAAGGAGCGTGTCGTTCATTGAGCAGCCCGCTCCGCCCGAAAGAGCCGGAGGACCGGCGAGGACGAGACCCGTGAGGGCGGCGCTAGCGCCTCCTCCCGCCGCCGCCGAGAATACGACGGCGGGAAGCGACCCCGCGAGCTGTCCGTTGCCCCAGTTGTCGATAGGGCTCGTCGTAGGCGTACCGACAGTGACCGCCGTCACGCTTCCCGTGTTCTGCACCGTCGCTACGTTCAGCGTCGGGAACGTTCCCGCCTCGGGGCTCGTCGCGCCGATGACCGATCCGTTAATGCCGCCGGAGCCCCACGTGCCTCCGTCGACACCAGTAAGAGCATTCCCAATTGTGATTCCAGGTGTCCCGAGAGACGCCGTGACGGGTCCGCCGTTCGACGAAGTGCTCGCGAAGGTTGGAGAAAAGCCGACAACGGGAGGGCTGATATAGCCTGCTCCGCCGGAGGCGACGCCGATCGTAGCTTTGAGACTTCCGCCGTTGTTCGACAAGGTCCAGACAACGCTGGCATATCCACCGGTCGTAGGAAATGTTGGAAGAGTAGTACAGGATGAGGATAGTATAGCGAGTGCTGTCTGGTAGGACCATGGTTTCGCCCACAGATAAGCATTATTTGCTGTCTGACCGAAGTTGGCTCCTGTCACATTGCCGTTTGTACCGATGCTCGTAACAGTGTATGTGGCATATCCGCCGCCATATAAACCACCTCCGCTTTGAGGATCATTAATGTAAAGAACATCTCCTACGACACATCCTGCTCCTCCGGATATCGTGGGAGCGCCAGCAAGAACAATATTCACGAGCGCCGCGCTCGCGCCGCCTCCAGTCGCCGCCGAAAAGGCCGGGACCGGGAGTGACCCCGCGAGCTGGCCCGTGGTCCACGAGTTGATCGGGCTCGTCGTCGGCGTGCCGACAGTGACGGCCGTCACGCTTCCGGCGTTCTGCAGAACGGAGGCGTTCAGTGTCCCCGCGGAGATGGACGGAGATGCGACCGACGACGGCGAAAGAGCCCCAGCCGCGATGCTCCCGAGAGTTCCCGAATACAGACACGTCGATGTGCATAATTCGCCGGACCAAGACGCGGGCGCGCTCCAGTTCATCGAGCTCGGAATGGAAACGTGTCCCGACACAGTCCAAAGAGAGGGTGAACCGAAGACTTGGGCCGCGTTGTAGTTCGTGAACGCGGCGACATCCAAACTGAAGTCCGCCGCGGTCACTCCCGTGACGCCCGTGTCGGTCTTCAAGACGGAGTTCTGGCACTCGGAGGCGTGGTCTCGATAGGAAAAGCCGTTGAGCGTGGGAGTGGCGTTCGGACCCGTCACGAAAAAGCAGTCGTTCACCGAGTTGGTCTCGATATGAATGTCCGCGTGGAGCATCGTGTTGCTCACGGTCTGGTCACTCGAATAAAGAACAACGGCTTCACCGGCGCCCGCGATGTAGGAGCCGATGTATCGGTGCCGCTCGGCGCCCGACATCCATATTCCCGATCCGTATCCCTCGAAGTTGGCCGTCAAAAAGGTGTTCTCGTTGAAGCTCTCGAACGTATCGATGGGAGTGGACACGGTCTGATAGGGGCTCGACCAGTTCCAATGGTTCGACCCGTCCTGGATCAATTCGTAAGTTCCGCCGCTCGTATTGTTGTTGCTGAAAAACGGATGATCGAATGTCAGCGTCTCCGAGGCCAGATTGTAGAAGCTCGAGAGCGCGAAACAACCGCCGATCGTGGGATGGGAGAAGTCGAAGTCGTCGGCGGAGGTTCCGCTCGACGTCCTCCCGATCGCCATGCCGGCATTCGGCATGGTCGACGAACTCGTGCAGTCCCCGTAAATGCTTATGTCCCTCCAGTGAACGAATCGATTTCCCATCGCGTCGACAGCCGCGCGCCCGGAAATCGAGGCCACGGGAACGCTGAATCCGGTGACGCCTCCGATCGTCCCGCTCGCGGCCGAAAGGGTGTCGCCCTTGGCGTAGGCCGTTCCCGCCGCGCCGCAACCGCCGGCCGGCAAGGTGATCGACGTGACGCCCCCGCCGCTGACCGCGACGCTCGCCGCCACGCAGCCCGATCCCGATCCGCCCGTCAGCGGGACATTGGTATACGTCCCGGACGCGCCGCCTGCCCCCGGCGTGATCGTCCCCAGAGTTCCGATCAACCCGCGCGGCGAGAACGACGCGAACACGTTCATGCCATCCACGACCTGCCCCGGCTGAGCGGACGTGCTGATTTGCGTGAAATTCAAAGGCGCCGTGACCTTGCAGGCCAGACCGTTCCGAGGAAACGCCAGCGTGGCCGGTCCATAAGCGCCGGCGGTTCTCCACGCTCCGATCGCCGCGTTGATCGCGGCGGTGTCGTCGGTCCCGCCCACCGGGCTGGCGGCGTTCGTGTTGCACTTCGCGCCGAAGTCGACGACGTTGATGATGGCGGGCGGCGTGGACGAGAGCGGGCCGGTCGGCGATACCGCGACGCCCGGGACCATCGCGTTCGCCGGCATCGGCTGTCCGGCGGACGGGCCGGACGCCGAGGCGGCGAGCAAGACCGCCGCGAGGAGAATGGGAACGGTTCTCATTGAAAATACTCCACGTCGAGCGTTCCCGCCGCCGAGATCGCCTTGAAGTTCGCGAGCGCCGCCGCGCCGGAAAGCGCCATGCAGGCCCCCGCCGCGAGCGGCATGCCGACGGTGGCGGTCGGCGTCGTGATTCCATCCGTCGTGTATTTGACGGCCGCCGTCGACGCGCACACGGTGGCGTACCGCGCGCCGCTCGGTACATTAAGGCCGGTAGCCGACGCCGGCGCCAGGTTGTGCTGGCCTGGTGGCAACGGCGCGTAGGCATAGGGCAGGGGGATCACGCCCGGCACGACCGTGCCCCCGCTGTCCCGATAGGTTTGCGCGGAAGCCGAGGCGCCGAAAGCGCAGAGCAGCAGAAGAATCCTCTTCACGACCTCTCTCCCAGCGCCTGCTTGACGAGTTCGTCCCACGCCGGCGGGGGCGGTAGAAACGCATGGTCGACGCAGCCGGCATGGACCAGCGCGATCTTGGTCTGGCCCGGGACCGCGATGACGAGAATGATTTCGTCGGCATAGGCGGAGACGGGGGGTAGGGCGTTGAGGGCCGCGAGGATTTTCGCTTCGTCATCCCCGGAATATTCGACGTAGTTCGCGCCGTCGTTGTCTCTCGCGTTGGTCGCGATCGCGCGCGCGGATTCGAGGGTGAGTTCGCAGACGGGAGCCGCCGCGCCCTCCGCCGACGATGGGCTGGCCGCCGCGGCTTCCGGCCCGCGCGGGTGAGAGGCCCAGACGATGGCGGCCGCGATCGCGAGACCGGCGCAAAGGCGCGAGTTGGCGCCCCGCGAGAAGCGAGCGTTTTGCATTTTCGGACTCCGTGGGTTTGAAGCTTAGGCTCAGGCGACGCCGTAGCGGCGGGCGGCGATGTAATTGACCTTGATCACGGCGGTCGCCGAACCGGCGGCCCCCGACGCGTTGAAGCCCATGACCAGGGTCGTCTGGAAGTCGACGATGTTGGGCGGCAGGATCACGGGACCGGCGCGCAGGTAGAGCTTGCCGCCGTTGGGCCACGTCAGCGGGTCGCCGCTGGTCGCGCAGAGTTCCTCGCCCGCGCCGCCGAGGTTCGGCCCGCAGACGACGCTGATGTTCGTGTCGCCGCCCGCGCCCGAGAGATAGAGCTGGGTCAGATTGACCATGCCGGAGACTTCGAGCTCGGCCTCGAACTCGAATTGCGCGACCCCCAATTCGCTGGATTGAATGTTTTCCGACGTGACGGTGTCGGAGAACGACATATAGAGCGCCCATTGCTCCGTGGCCGTTCCCGATCCGAGCGAGAACGTGAGCGTCTGGCGCTGGCCCTTCTGGCCGTTGCTCCAGGGACTTTCGATCGCGGCGGCGATGGTTCCCGCCGCCGATCCGCCGTAGCGCGAGAGGCCCCAGCCGGTCGCGTAGGAACCCGAGATCGTCACGCTTCCGACCGTCGCTGACGCGCTGGCCGCCGCCGAGCCGAAGACCGACACCTTGGCGGTCTTCATATAGGCCCAGGTCACCGAGCCGTCGGTGATCGACGATGAGGACCCCGTTGGGCCACCGCTAGAAGCCGACGTGCCGGCCACCGTGCAACGATAGACGCTAGTGGCGTTGAAGACCTGTTGCCCCACGGCATAGGCGGTCGACGCTTTCCAGGCGACGCCCTCGTAGATATTGCCGCCGGGATTGAGCACCGGGTCGAAGCCGTCGTCGGCGCAGTAGGGGCGCGGGGAGTAGCCGAGCCCCTGGGGGAAGAACTTCTGCGCCGCCTGGACGATTTCATAGCCCCAATACATCGCCCCGCGCTGTGAAGGGTGCAGGCCGTCTTGGGTGACCGCGTTCGCGACGCCGCCCGTTCCGCCGATCGGCCAGAACGTCCCGTTGGTCCCGTCGGTCATGTAGCCGGTCGGGTCGGCGATCATGATCTGGTTGAAGCCGCGCGGGTTCGCCCAGGTCTCGCCCCGGCAATAGGCTCTGATCCAGCGGTTGACGCGGTGAATGTAGGCGGCGACCGTGCCGGTGAGGAGGGTCGCGCGCGGCGTGATGGGGGAGGCGATCACGCGCTTGCCCGCCGCCATCAGCGTCTCGTAGCAGGTCTGCAAATTGGCGATCGTCGTCGCGACCGTGATCGCGCCGTTGGTCGCGTCGTTGGTCCCGCCGTTGACGAGGAACAGGTCGATCGAACTCGCGAGGCAGTCGGGCAGCCGCGCGACCATGTCGGAGGTCAGACAGCCCGGCACGCCGAAGGTGCCGGTGCCGCCGTTGACGAGGCTGAGCACGGCGCCCGAGCCGGTCGACGTGTTGATCGTATAGGTGAAGGTGTTGGTCGAGGAATAGCCGGGATTGGTGACCGTCGCCGCCTTGATGACGCCGCCGGCGATCGTGAGCGTCGCCGTCGCGCCGCTGCTCAGCGTGACGGTGTCGCCGGCGGAATAGCCGGAACCCCCGGAGACGACGATGATCTTCAGCAGCGAGAGGGCGTATCCGCCGTAGCCTTGCGCCATGTCCCAGTTGAGCGTTCCGAGCGAGAAGGCCTCCGCCCACGTCAGCATCGACGTGCCTTGCTTCACGACCTTCAAGCTCGGCTGATAGGCCCATGTCACCGAGCCGTCGGTAATCGTATTGGAGGTCCCGCTCGGGCCGCCGGAGCCCGCCGAAGTCCCCGCCGCCGCGCAGCGATAGGCGTAGCCGCCGTTCTTGACGACCGTGTTGAGCGCATAGGCGGTCGAGGCGGTCCAGGCCGGGATGTTGCTCGCGAGCTGCGCCTGGACGGCGATCGAATTGTAGATTGCGTAGAGCGACTGGCCGCCGATGATGGAATCGCCGAGCCCGTTGATCTTGAGGACGGATCGATTGAAATCCGAGAAGGGAGGGAGCGCGCTCATCGGCTCAGTCCCCCATCACGGCGACGAAAGCGGTCGAGGACGCCGCGTAGATTTGCAGCCGGCCCTTGAAGGTGTTCGAAGTCCAGGAGCCGCCCTGCGCGCCCGGCTGCGCGCCGCCCGACAGCGCGAAGACGCTCGCGTTGGCCGGCGCGGACCCGGAGGAAGCCGTGCCGTCGTCGCGCATAATCGCGATCTGCGCGCCCGACGTGTTCTCGACGTCGATATTGACGCGTGTCGCGCTCGCCGCGATGGTTTTGATCAGAACGTAGTTCGCGTACACGCCGGTCGAGCCAAAATTCGACCCCACATTGGGCAACGCCGGCGCGTTGGCGCTGAAATCTCCCCCCGTCGAGCCCGGCGTGTTCGTGATATGCGCGAGCGCGCCGCCGTCGCCGTTGATCGCCGGCTGAAGCGCCGCGGTAGCGGCGCCGGCGGGGAGCGGCAGGCTCGAGACCCCCACCGGCAGAGGATTTGACGCACTGACGGGTCCTGAACAATTTCCCGTAGGCGTGCAACCCACCAGCGGGGCCAGTCCCGGCACGAGCGTTCCGCCCGCGTCGCGATAGCTCTGCGCGAGCGCCGGCGCGGCGGCGCAGGCGAGGGAAAAGGCGCCGGCAAGACGGATAAGCTGTTTCATGCGAAAGGCTCCGCCTATGTTGCGACGGTCCGGGACCGGCGTCGCGAGGTCTCGGGGCGCCGCGCTGACATCCGTGGGGCGTCCGAGCGGGTTCACTCGGCGTGCGCGAGCGCGGCTTCGATGGCGCCGCGGGTTTCGACCCCCACCCATCCGTCGACGAAACAATGATGCCCGGCTTGGAAGCTCTTGACAGCCGCCACCGTCGCGGGGCCGCAGTCGCCATCGACCGCCAGCGGCGGATGCGCGCCCAGCCGGTTCAGCGCGGCCTGGATGTCGTCGACGCTGAGGATTTTCGGCTGCGCTTCGTGGTCTTCATGGGCGGTTTGGAGCGGCGGCGGCGCGCTCGCGACGGGCGCCGCAGGCGCCGCGCCCCGCAGCGATTCGACGCGCGCCAGCATGTCCGGCTTGGACACTTTCGATCCCGGGCACGCGTGGTGATCGCGCGCGCAGTCATGATGGAAATGCAGGCCGCGCTCCCCGCTCACGAAGTCCGAAAGGTCGCCCCAAGCGAATTTTTCGCTCAAGGCGGCGAGGACCACCGCCGCGTTGTCGCGCACCTTCGCGCCCTCGCCTGACGCGAAATCATCGCCGCCGACCTCGTAATTGCCGACCATCTCAATGCCGAACGTCTCCGAGTTCCAGCAAGAGACGGAAACGCCCGATTTCGTGAGGTCGCAGAGCGCCCAGACATAGTCGGGGCACACGACGAGATGTGGGCCGGCGTGCCAACCCATGCCCTGATAATAGCGGTTGAGATTTCCGCCCCATCGCTCCTGCGGCGTCGCGCCCATGCCGAGCCATTGTTTGAGCGAGGGCACGCCGGTGTTGTGAAGCGTCGGGAATCGCGGCAGCCACTCGCCGAGCGGGAGCCGCGCGAGCATCGCGCGGAATTCACTTACCGTATAATGCGTGGGCGGGTTGAGGAACGTCGGAGTCATGGCGGCCTCTCGCGGCTCAGCGTTCGATGGTCGTGATGACGGGTTCGAACTGCGGCGCCGTCGTCGCGCCGGCGAAGAACGCGTGCAGGATCAGCATCCAGCCGGGCGCGATGATGAGCGGCTCCATGTGGCGGACGATCGTCGACGCGGTCGAGGCCGAGATCGAGCCCGACGGCTGCGCGGCATTGGAGAATCTGAGAATGAACTCATCGTTGACGACGGGCGCCGCGCCCTTGAGAACGCATTGACCGATGATGCGCTTGTTTCCGGTCGCCGCGCCGGGCACGAGGTTTCCTATCACGCCCTGGCTGATCGAACCCTGCTGCGAGCCGATGTTGCTGGACGCGCTGAACGCGAGCGCCGTTCCGCCCGGCGAAGCCGGCCAGCGCGAGAGCGAGTCGAGCACCGCGACGACGCGCATCGCGGTGACGCCCGCGCCGGCGTTCGAGCAGATCAACTTGATCGTATCGACGCGCACGCCGAGCGGGGCGCCCGCGGTCGCGGCGGCGCTCTTGAGCATCAGCATTGCCGACGTGTCGGAGAAGGAAGTCTGCGCGGCGGCGGTGAAGCCCGTGCCCGCGACATAACCGGACATCACGCCCGAGTAATACGAGCCCTCGTTGAGCGCGACGTCGAGCCCGTCGGGGCTCGCGACCTGATTGATGCTCTCGCCGTAACCGTTCCCGCGAGGCGCGACCTCGGAGGGGCCATCGGTGGTCTTGGCGGGGCGCTGCGTGAAGGAGGAGACGAAACCATTCAACATTTGCTAGGCTCCAATGTAATTGAGGGTGAGAAGGACGCGGGCCGCCTGCGAGGGCGCGACGCGGCCATCCAGCGTGGTCACGATGGCGAGGGCGTCGAACTTGCCCGGCGCGAATCCAGTCAAGGTCACGCCTGCGATGACGCCGTTGCGCGCGGCATAGGGATTGAGCGGCGAGATGACCGGGCGCATCCCCGATTTCAGACGCGGCTCCGAAATCGAAAAGGGCGTGACCGGCTGCGAAAGCCCGATCGTCGCCTGCCCGGAGAAGGCGGAGGAGATCGACGCCGGCGCGTTGGACGAGACGAAGCCAGATGTCGCGGCCGCGCCGTCGGATAGGGTCCATTGACCCGCGCCGTTGCTCTCGAACTCGAGGAAGCCATAGGGGGCGCTGATCGTCGTGGAATAGAGGCCGGCGACGACATCCGTGCCCTGGGGCATGGCGACGATGGGCTTGGCGAAAGAAGCCGTTCCGGTCTCGTCGATGATCAGCAGCCGCGCGCCCGCCTGGAAGCTCGCCGCGGCGGGCAAGGTGACGAAGATCGGCGATACGATGGAGACGATCGCGATCAACCGGTCCGTCGTCAACGCGGAATAAGACGCGGAGATCGCGGCACGCGTCACCTTCGAGACTTCCGACAGTTTCGCCGCCGCCCAACCGCCGGGCGTGACGCCGTCCTGAACCACCAGACGGTTGTTGGTGATGTCGACCACGGTCTCGCGTTGGGGACCGGTGTAGGCCGCGACATTGGCCGCCGTGTCGCCGCGCAGGCGGAGTTGTTCGCTCATGACGTGAGGTTCCCGAGGTCGAGAGAAGCGGCCGGCGCCGTCGAGAGATTTCCGAAATCATCGGCGACGTCGCTCGGAATCGAGACGAGCCCGAGATCGACGGGAAAGCCGCTCTCGAGTTGCGCCGCGATCGGCGACGTGTCACCCCCGCCCGACGGAATGTATGAGTAGACCGCGCAGGCGGCGAGGCTCTGCGATCCGCCGCCGAAGACGTTGAAGCTCTGAAACTTGAAATAGAGCGTCTGGCCGATATAATTGGCCGGAAGCGTGTAACTGACGACCGCGGAGTCCAATCGCGCGAAAGGCGCGCCCGCGGCGTGGGCCGAGCTCGCGGTCCCATAGATGCCGCGCTGCAATCCCGTTAGATTGTAGGCGTTCGGCGCGACGAGCGTCGCGCTCTCGTAGGACAGCAACTCGCCGTCGACCAGCGAGCGAGTCGCGCCGTTTTGCGCCCCCACCAGCGAAGTGCCGGTCAACGCGCCGCCGCTCTCCGACAGGTTCACGGACAGCGTATCCGCCGAGTCCCAACCCGTCGCTTGCGTCAGCGCGGCCGTCAGGACGCCCTGGCGCAAGGCTTGCGTGATCGTCGCGATCTGCGAATAGGTGACGTCGTCGAGCGAGACCCAGACGGCCGCGCCGCCCCAGTTGGGATCGGCTACGCCGCCCGATCCGCCGGAAGCGCCGGCCCAGATTTGCGAGGCGCCCCCGGTCAAAGCGGGCGGCGGCTCCCAGATCAGCGGCGTATTGACGGGGCTCACCGCGACCGCCTGGTTGGGAAGAAAGCCGGATGGGCCGTTGTTTGGATAAAGCGCCGGGGTCGAGACGCCCACGGTGAGTTCCTCCGCCGTTACAGTGAGCAATCCCTTGTCGTCCTCCTCGATCGTCGTGATCCGGACGGGATAGTTGGCGAGGCCGAGGTTCGCGTCCGTGATCGTGACGATGTCCATGGGATCGAGCAGGCCGTATTCCCAGGACAATTTGAACGTGAAGCGTGCTCTGACATAAAGCCCGCGTTGCAGAATCGTTTGCGCGACGATGGGTCCGATATTCACCTCGTCGCAAATTTCGTGGGCCTGGATGGTCGAGCCGACACGCGGGCCGTAGAGCTCGATCTGCGATTGGTCGCGCGCCTCGACCGGCGTCGCGCCATATTGATTGGCGCGGGATAGGCATTCGACGCGCTGGATGGTGGGCAGCGAGAACGGATCGAGGCGCGCGGCCTGCACGGGGTCCGTATTGCCCTTCTCGTCGACGAAGTCGCTGTCGGTGAGGTTGTAGACGGGCGTGAGGTCCGGGACGTAGCTCGTCGGGATCGCGTAGGTATAGGTGATCGAGACGACTTGATCCTCGTCGCCCGCCGCGAACAGATAGGTTCCCTCCGGCGACAACCCGTAGCTTCCCGCCCCCGAGGGCGCGATGGCGCCGATATAGGCGAGCGCGCCGCCCGTGAAGGCGTATGTAACGCCGCCGTCGGCGACGAATTGCGCGGGAGGGCAGACCGTGATCGAAGGCGGCGGCGTTACGCCGGAGCTCGCCTGCGCGGGCGTAGGCACGGGGAACTGAACCGTTCGCGCGACGTCCCCCGCCGCGACGGCGGCGTCGCCGAAGGGGATGAATTTCAGTTGGCCGCCGCTCCAGACCGCCCCGCAATTGAGGATTTGCAGCCAGCGCGAAAGGATGCTCGAACCCTGTTCCTGATCGACGAGGGCGGGGCTGAACGCGAGCCCCATCGCCTTGCAATAGGTTTGCAGCGAGGCGTCGCCGCCCGATCCGAACAGGGTCGTCGCGTCGATGCTCGCGGCGGAAAAGCCGGCGCCGTATTGCGCGTTCGTCAGGAAGTCGTTGACGACCAACGCGGGGTCGGCGTCGACGCCATTGACGCCCGAGCCCGCGAGCGCGCCGAGAATCTCGAAATTGTGGTTGCCGATATTCGCGTTGTCGCCGAGCTGATAGCTCGCCGCGCAGACATAGCAAGTGCCCTGATAGGCGAGGGCTTGCGCGGGGTATTTTGATGAGAGATAGCCCCAGACCGCCTGCGGCGTGGTCCCGTTGAACAGGCTGAGCCCGAGCTGCGCGATTGTATAGGTCGATTGGTCCTTCCAGATGATTCCAATCCCCGAGATGGGGCCTTCGCACAGCGCCATGATGAGGTCGGCGGTATAGGTGTAGGTCGAGGCGCCTGGGCTCCCGAACAATCCGCCCTTGCCGCCGCCTCCACCGCCCTGAGTCTGGAAATTCTGATACCAGATGACGTTGGCCGCCGCTTTCGTTTGCCCCCAGACGATCGGCACCGGCAGCGTGTTGACCGAGGTCTGGAGTTGCAGGCCCGTGTAATCCGGCTTGGTCGAGGCCTTGGACGCGCGGAACCAACTCATGCGCCGGGCCTCCCATAGCTTGCGTATTTCGCGGCCGGCAGCCGCGCCGCGATTTCGGCGTTGCGCGCGACCTCTTCCTCCAGCACGACGCGGGCGGGATGGAAGGCGTGAACGATCGTGAGCGGATCGGCGTGGGTGACGATCCCGCCATGGCTGTAGCAGCGGCCGTATTTGAACAGGATCACGTCGCCGGGGAGCGGGGCGGCGACCTCACGCGCGCGGGCGAGGAGAAAGCCGAGATAGCGCTCCTCGCTCCGATGCAGGTGCCAGTCCCGGACATAGGGGCGCGGGTCGAACGGCTCAACGAGGCCGAGGTCGCAGAACACGCGCACCAGCAGCATCGCGCAATCGCAGCCGGCGCCTTTGACGTCGGCCATGTGATGATAAGGCGTGCCGATCCAGTCGCGCGCGGCGGCGACGATGGCGGCGCGGTCGGGGGCGGTGGGCATGGGGGAACTCCGCCTCATCCTTTGCGGGAGAAGGTTGCGGTGAGGGGCGGGTCGTGATGATCCGGAGGCGACCCCTCATCCCCAACCCTCGTCCCGCAAGGGGAGAAGGGGGCAATGCCCGTCAATACGCGATCTGGGGCGGGGGCACGAAGGGGAAGCCGCGGAAGTTGGCGAGGTTGTTGAAGCGGCTCTGGCAGGTCGCGCGCGTATGATCGCAGCCGGCGTAGACCGTGAAGGCGTCGCCCGCGGCGGACGGCGAGGGCAGGGGATAGACCAGCGTCATCGACACGCCGGCGGCGACGCTCTTGACCGTCGCGCGCGTGTTCGCGTTCACGCCCGAGGTGAAGACGATCGAGCCCTGGGCCTGGCTCGCGAGGGCGCCGGCGAATGCGATCACGCTCGCCGTCGAGCCCGCGCCCACGCTTCCCGCGGTCGCGTAGGTTCCTCGCACGACGCCGCAGCCGGCGTCGTAATGCGTGTGCAGGCAGGTCGGCGAATAGAGGTTCCTCGGCATGTCGTAGTCGAGCACGACGAGGTCCGAGGCGATCGTCAGCGTCGCGCTGGTGCGGCCGACCCGATCCACCGTCGACACGCGGCCGTGGAACAGCGTCACGCCACCCACGGGAGTCTGGCCCAACGCCGTCATGAAGACGCGGTCGCGCCGCACGGTCGCGCCGTCCATGGCGCCATCCCGCAACGCATTGAGGAAAGGCGAGCCGTTGAGGAGATCGGCCGGGCGCGCCGCGATCGTGATCTGTTGCTTGTCGACCTCCAGTCCGACCGAGGCCTTGTATTTGAGGCCCTGGACGAGCGGGCCGCTCGCGGAAAAGGTGAACCCGTTGTAGACGACGGGCTGATCCACGTTGGTGTAGGTCAGCACGATCCCGGTCGAGAGCGTGAAGGTGAAACAATCGGCGAAGGCGATCGGCGCGTCGGGATCGGCGCGCGCGGCGTTGAGGAACGCGATGAGAGCGGTCGAGGCGGTTTTCATGACGTCCGCACCGAGCGGAATTTGAGGCTCTCGACCTTCCAGAGATTGGCCATCACATTCTCGAAGTCGAGGTTGTCGTCGTCGAACCGGCATTCGAAGGCGTAGCTGAACGACGCGGCGATCGCCGCGCCGCTCGCCGGGGCGGTCGCGAAGACGAGGCTGTTGGGCGTCGCGAGCGACCAGCCCGAGGCTTGCGCGACGCCGCCGACGGTGACTTGCGAGACGGCTGTCACCCAGCCGGCCGGCTCGACGAAACCGCCGAGCGCCCTGACGAAAGTGAAGCTGGTCGTCGCGCCGTCGCCGATCGCGAGCGTCTGGCCGGCGATCGCATTGTCCGACGGGTCCGTGTAGAGGAACGTGCCGAGGGAGCCCTGGCATTGCAGGAACAGCCCCATGAGGCTCTGTAGCGACTGCGCGCCGAGCCCGGGATACGAGGTCGAATCCGAGCCGAGCCCGTCGAACGTCGCCTCGAATTGCCAGATCGGATACTGGTAATTGGCGTAACGGACCTCGCGCCCCGAAACATGGGGGGCGACGATCGTCGACCACGTGGGCTTCTTGTGGACGCTCCAGCCTTGGCCGGGAAGCGTGGGGAAGACGGGCGGCGTGCTCATGGGCGCGTCGTCACCAGCTTCACGATGCGCAGTTCGAACAGCATCGCCATGAACTCCTCGAAATCGACCACGTCGTGCGCGAAGCGGCAGAGCCACAGCGCGCCGAAGTCGGCCGAAACGATCGCGCCGGCCTCGGGCGGGCTCGCGAACAGAATCGCGGGCGCGTAGCCCGGCGTGACCGACCAGGCCGAGCCGGGCAGGGCGGCGCCGTTCACATAGACCGCCGTCACGCCGGACGTCCCGGCGACGGGCTCGAAATAGCTTCCGAACGATCGCATTAGCGGGAAGCTCGCCGTCGCGCCGTCCCCGACGCCGAGCGTCTGGCCGCTGAAGATCGAGAGGCCGGGCGGAGCGAGCCAAAAGGGCGCAGCGGCGCCGGCGGCTTGATTAAAGAAGCCCGCGATCGCCTGCATTTCGAGATCGACGGCGCCGGAGCGCAGGAGATCGTAGGTCAGTTCGATATCATAGAACGCCGCGGCGAAGCGCGGCTGGCGCGTCGATCGGCCCGATACATGATCGACGGCGCCGGTCGCGAAGCGCGGCTTCAAATGCGTCGACCAACCCAGCGTCGCGATCGCGGGAAAACTCGGATACGCCCCCGGGGACGGCGCCGGCGAGGCCGCGAGCGGCGGCAGCGCGGGGCCGCGGCCGTTCAGCCAGTTGCCCGCCTGCCAGTCGCCCGCGTCGCCCCATTGGCTCGCCAGAATGGGAAAGACGGGGAACGGCCGCGCGTCCCAGTTCCAGACGCAGCTAAACGCGAATTGCAGCATCGCGACGCCGCTCGCGGAGACGGCGTTGTTCGCATCCGTCACCCAATATTGATAGATCGCTTGCAGCGCCAGGGTCGAGATCGTGTCGTCGCGTCGCGGGATTTGGCCGCCGCCGGGGATCGGCTGCCAGATCGACCAATAGGGCGTCGCGCTCTCGACCGATTTCGCGTCGAAGAACACGTTGGGCTGATTGGTTCCCTTGTCGCAGGAGGGGATGCCGTATTCGATGAAGGCGATCGACTTGGATTGAGGAACCCATTCGGTCGCGGGCCCATGCGGCGCCCAGCCGAGGCCGTCGCCCGCGTCGTAGATCGCCTGATGCGTATTGTTCCACCACCAGCGCAACTGCTTGTTGGCGAGGATCTGTTGGCCGGCGAAATAGGGGTTCCGCGCCTGAGCGAGCCGATCGCCCTCGGGGAGTGAGACGATGAGATCGGAGCCGGCGGGATCGAGCCCCGCGCCCCCGTTGGCGCCATCGGAATAGTACCAATCGAATTTCTCGCCGCCCTCTATGTTGGCTTGCAAATAGGGAATCGAATATATCGTAGGGGCGCCGGAGAGCCCGAGACCGGTCTGTTGCGCCGGCGGCCAGGAGCCGCCCGGCGCGGGCGCTAGCCAGTTGACGGCGTCCAATCCGCCGTCGCCCGTCGTCCAGTCCGACAGCGGGAGATAATTGTCGAAGCCGGCGATATCGATATCGGGCGACGCCCATAGGGAGTCGAGATGCGGCCATTGGCCGTTCGCGTTCTCGTGCTGATAGCCCATCCAATCCGACCAGTCGGCGGAATAGGCGATCAGGTTCGTCAGCGCCGTCAGGTTCTTGGTCAGGCCCTGCCCATCGAAAATCGAGCGGACATCGCTCGCGAGCTGGACGAGGCCCGCGACAAAGGGATAGTCCCAGACCGCGTTCCCCGACGCGCCGGCCGTGCCGGCCGGCGTCCAGCCGGGTCCCCGGATCGTTTCCAGCCCGCGCAATTCCGAGCCGAGCAGGAACAGGTCGACGCCGCCCGCGACCACGCAGAGCCATGCGTAATGCAGGATCATGCGCCGATACGTATAATCCGCCGCCGCGCCGGCGTAGGCGACCGTCAGATTGACGGCGTCTGGGGTGAATTGCGAGGGCGCCGCCGAGCCGAGGAACGCGTTCGCGGCGCTGGCCGCCGCCGCGCTGACGTCGGGCGCATAAGTTATCAAGCCGCGCCAGGGATATCCGGGCGCCGTCATCAGCAGGAACGGATAGAACACGACCTTGAGGCCGCGCGACTTCAGATCGCGAATGCAGCGAACGACGCTCTGATCCGAGGGCGTGCCGCCGTAGACGAAGCTCGAGCCGTTCATCGGGATGGGTATCAGCCCCGTCGAGTTCTGGTTCAGACTCGACACACGCCAGAGGTCCGCGCCGCCCGCGCTCTGCTGGAACGCGCCGCCGATATAGGTGGTCGAGGGATAGACATGGCACGCGCCGGCGGCGAGCGAATCACAGAACCACGCGCAGACGATGGAAACGGTCGCGCATTCGGGATGCGCGGCCTGGAGTTGATCGATCGCGTAGCTGTAGTCGGTCTTGGCGCCGCCCGGCGCGAAGAACGTGTTGAGCGGCGATAGGCTCGCGCCCAGGCGCGCGCCCTCATGGGCTACCGTGTCATAAGTGAACTCGCCGGTGGCTGGCAGCAGGTGGACGCCCGGAATATAGCCCATCGCGGCGCCTCAGGGTCCCGCGAGGCGCCGCGTGCCCAGATGGGCGCCGTGCCGCACCGCCTCGTCAATCGCCTTCATCATGGTCGAACTGTTGGCCTTCATCCATTGCGCGACCGAGCCGGAATCGACCGCGGAGATGTGGAAATGCGTCGCCGGATTCACGTTGACCGTCGCCCGCGCGGGCGACGCGCCCGGCGAGGCCTCGCCCGACAGCATTTCGCGGAACGCGCCGGCCTGCGCGGCGGGCATGACGAGCTCGTTGTGGTGGACCAGCGTCAGCATGTCCTGGGGCACGCTCCACATGCCGATGTCGGCCGAGGCGACGGAACTCGCGACGGCGGCGACGGTAGCCTGCGCGCCCGCGGCGGGCCCGGCGGCGAAGGGGCCCATGACCGGGGCGAGAAAGCCGAACACGCCCGCGAAGGCCTCGGCGGCCGAGGACAGGATCGAGCGGATGATGGTCGCGCCTTGCGTCGCGAGAGAGGCGCCGGCGCCGGCCTGCTCGGCGCCGGTCCGCGCGGCGACCCCCGCGGTCGTCGCCGAGGTCTTCGCCGCCTCCCCAGCGACATATTGCGCGAGGCTCCGCTCGCACCATTCGATGAATTTGATCAGCAAATCCTCGAGCGTGCTTTTGAAGGCGGTGTGCCAACTCTCCGTGCCCGAGAGCAGGCCGCGGAGTTGGGAATTGAACGCGCCCGTTATCGTATTTCCGAACGCCTCGTAGTCGCGCTGTTGCGCGTCGAGCGCCTGTCGCGTGATCGAACTCATCTGATCCTGATGCCGCCGCTCGGCGTCGAGAATCTGGTCCTGTACGCGCTGCTTCTGCGCGAGCTTTTGTCCATCGAGCGCGCCCTCGCGTTGCAACAGCGCGAGTTCGGCCGCGTATTCCTCGTCGAGCGCGGAGCGCGAGAGCGCGGTCTTCTGTTGCTCGGTGATTTGATGCTGACGCGCCTCGCTGGCGTAGAGCGCGAGTTTCTGCTTGAGCCCATCCTGGACGGCCTTGATCTCCTCCGTGATCGCCTCGCGCGCCGCGCGCATCGCGTCGGCGTAAGAGGCGTCATCGCCAGAGCGGATCGCAGCCGCGGCTTGTGTGTGAGCCGCGGCGAGCGAGGCTTCCAGCGAGGCCGACGCCGACAGCGCGGAATTGTATCCGCTGAGGTGCGCCGGATCGAAGGCGCGGCCGATCGAGGCGCCGAGCGCGGCATACTGGCCGTTCAACTGCTCGAACGGCGCGGAGAGGCCGGCGAGCGCGTCGCGCGCGTCGGCGACGCCCGCGACGAGATCGGCGACCGAGGCCGTGAAATTGACGGCGACATTGGCGTCGGACATCGCGGAGCCTTTCTCATATTCACAATCGCCCGCCCGGGAACGCGGCGCGCAGCTCGTCGAGGGTCGGCGCGCGCGAGGGGGGCGGGGCCTCTTCGGGCGCGCGATATTTGAGCGCGCCCGCGAGCAGCCAATGCGCGGGCGGGCGGGCGCGCCATTCCGCCTTCAGCGCGGCGAAGCGCGGCAGCGTCAGCCCGTCGAGCGCCTGATCCCAGGTCCACCCGGTGGCGGCGACGACCTGGGCGATCAGCGCGTCGAAGTCTATTTTCCCGGCGGCGGCGACGCCTCCGGCGTCGCGTCGCTCGCCCGCGCGCGCAGGCCCGCCGCCTTCGCGACCGAGGGGAAAGCCTGAATGAGATCGCCGACCGAGAAGGGCAGGCTCAGAAAATCCTCGAACGTCAGCGCGGGATCGACGTGGGCAATCGCGCGCCAGGTCGCCTGCGCGAGGCGCTCGATCTGCGCCTCGCCGAGCGCGGCGACGCTGGCCGTCGTGATCGCCTCGCCGCCCGCCTCGGCGTAAACTTGGAACAGCGCGGGCTGGATCGCCTTGATCGCGCGGAACGGCAGATGCGGCAGCGCCCACGATCGCCCCGCGAGCGAAACCGCGAAGGTCTCCTCGCTCATGCCGCGTCTCCGAAGTTGAGCTGGCAGACCTGACCCGCCGCGTTGGCGAAGCACTGGAAGTCGAGTTCGGGCACCACGAAATCCTCGAGTTTCGTGCCCAAGGCGAGTTTCTCGGCGACGCAATTGTAGAGCCACAGCGAGAATTGCTTGCCGGTGGTCGGGTCGCTCGCGAAAAGGTTCGCCGAGAACGTGATCGCGGGGCCGATCAAGGTCGAGGCGACCGCGATGGTCTCGCCGCTCGACGTCACCGTGTAGGTGTAGGAGATCAGCACCGGAGCGCCCGCGTCGCCCGCCGCGAATGTATAGACGCCGGCGGACACCGAATATTGGCCGGTCGTGGGGCTCGTTGCCACCTGTTTCAGCGGCAGCGCGCTCGAGGCGTAGACGACGCCCTGGTCGGCGACGAAGGTCGAATGAAAAGCCGTCGAATAGGTGTAGGGCGAGGACGCGGGCACGCTGGCCGTCTCGCCGTATTGCGTCTGCGTTCCTCCCGGCGTGGGCGCGAAGCCGAAGAACAGATTGCCGAGCGCCTGACCGGAAATGCGCGCGAGCTTGCATTTGCCCGTCATCTTGCGCGTGCCCGAGCCGATCGCGACGGGAAAGTTGCTCTGTCCGTAGAGCGCCTTCGTGGTCGATGAGATGTTGAGCGAAATTTCTTGCGCGAGGCCGAAATTGATCGGCGTCCCGCCTTGCGGCGTGCCGATCAGCACGCCGGAGCCAAAGACGAACATGGGGGTCTCCGTGGGGTAGGGAAGGGGAGGGCGGGCGCGGCCCTGCGGACGCGGGCGCCGCGCTGTTGAGGCGGGCGATGACCGCGTGGGTCGAGCCGGGCGAAACTCTCCGAGAGGTCGTAGCGAATGAGCGCGATCGGCCGCCGCGGCTGACAGCGCGCCGCCGTTCGTGCGCGGCGGATCGACCGCGTCGTCGGCGACCCGGGCGGTTTCGAGATCGGGCTGGCCAAGATGGACGTGCGCGATCTCGTCGAGCGCGCGCTTGACCCACGCCTTCAGCGGAACCTCTCGCGTCGCCTGCACGCGCGGCGTCACCGGCGTCGCGCGGCTGACTTGGCTGACGAAGGGGGAGGCGGGGACGGAGAAGGCGTGGCAAATGATCCGCGCGAGCCATTCATCGTATTGATCCTTCAGCGGCGGCTCGCGCGTCTGCGTCAGTTCGAAGTCGGCGGGCATGAACTTGACCAT